GTTATTCCAAAATTGTGACAGCAGCGTCCACACTGTTTGCATACGAACACCATAGTAACGACAATTAATTTTTACGCCGCTGTTAGATCAAGCTCACCCGCTGCAAAGGATGGCGTGTCGCCGTTATCAATCGTCTTCGGTGTAGTTAAATCACCCCACGCTATCATGTAACCTTCTCCAACGACCGGACTGGTCATAAGAGCAAAATGCGTCACCGTACCCCACGAACCCGAAGCCTGCGGGAAGGTAATGGCATTAACGTTGTCTATTGCGCCCGCTGCCGCCGCATTCCAATCACCTGACGAATCCACACGGGCGTAACCATTAGCGTCCGGACATTCGCTCAAACCGGCTGCCGAGTTAGCTTCACCCGGTTCCGCCAACATAAGAGCTATATATACAGTGGGCATCGTAAAAGATGTTTTACCAACTATATGATCCAACACTTTCAATTCGCCCCAGTCACTTAAACTACCTGCCATGATTTATTCCTTTCAAATTAGTTTGATTATTTCATTACGTATCATTTTCAAAACTTTGTCTTTATTGTCCCTAATGGGACGTTCCAAATACTTCCATTGTTGTTCAGGCCCACGCATAAACATACCACCCTCAGCTGTACCCCTTGGCGTTCCCGCCGCTGCTTGAATCTCGGCAGCATGCTTTACATTAAATTCTTGTCCGTGAGCATGAGGTGGATTTGGAATTTCGTGAACATAAGCTGCGTACTCCACACCTTCATATCCAATTTCGATATGTCTCGAAGTTTTCCTTCGCACAAACCAAGAGCCTTTCAAATTCCCAAGTTGAACGGGTACTATTTTAGAGCTTTCACGCATCAAAAATTCACCGGCCTTGACCAATCCCCGCGTTGCCTTCTTCCCAATGTCCTTTCGGGTCTTAGCCAAATTCTTCACCAGTTTATTTATTCCTTTAACTTCTATAACCACGTTCATAAGAAAGCTCTCACTAAAGTATCAGTTCCATCGACATCTGGATTCTTGTCAACACGTCTTATTTCATACGCTCCTTCGTTTTCCTTTGGATCATCCAAATCCGAAACATCCGTCAATTCACCCAACCACAATACTCCTCTAACACTAACGTCTCTGTCTACTATCACTTGCGCCCGGCTCATCTCCGTCGTCCCGTCGGCCAACAATATTTCTTCCGTCTGGTCGTCCCAACGACAATCTATTTCCACCGCCTGAGCATATTGTGGATTGCCGTAATCATCGTAATCACTACCACCAGTTTCTTCCGAACCCGGCGGCCAGTACACTGCCTTTTGATTACATGGCCAATCTATATAACCCATTACACCAACACCATTGAAAAAACCTTGAAAACGGCTGCCCCAACTCCGCCACTCACGATTCCACTACCCAATACTATACCAACGATATATGCCTTACTAACTTGCAATTTAATGCCATGGGGACAAGATTTAATATGTTCTGCAATTACCTCTTTGATAATCTCACCTGCTATTTGGGCACAAATTGCTTTGTCGCCATCACTCAAAGTCATTCTATTTACCCTCTATTAATTTAATCGAATGGGTTTATAGCAAAACCTCGGTTATATCATTTATTTCATCGTAGGGCGTTCCCAACCATGCAACACCAGCTGTCATTTTAGCACCCTTTTTGGCTTGTTCGTTCAAAGCGGATAAAGCACCTGACCAATCCAATCGCATAGCCATTTGTCCATGCCGAGTTACATCGAAACCCAAATCTACCCGACTTTCTATTTGCTTACTTACTACTGCCGCCCTATCACTCAAACGCGCAGGATTATATATCAAATAAAAGTGAGCCGACAGCCAACGCTCAATCAATTCTAATTGAGTTGTTGCGAAAGCTGCATTAGTACAATGTTGGGTAACAATGCCATTAGCCGCTTCAATAAAAGGGGTCAAGTCGTCACCCGTTTTTACTTTTACTATTTCACTTACCGCATTGGCTGTCGTTCTCACTACCATAATCTATTCCTTCACTTATGTGCTCTATCAACTCCGGCCAGATCGTCCCATCATTTAGAATTCGAACCTTGGGCCTGTTCTAATCATCCAGTCGTTTGCCTTACCACCGTATGTCTCTGTAGCTATCGAAGTTCTAATTTGAACGTCCGATAGGACATGAGTAGTTTCGGCTAAGAACAAAAATGATTCATCGAACATCACCTGAAAGCCTATTGACGGCTGGCCTAAAACGCCAATACTTTCGTCCCCAAGCTCCCGTAGTATGTAAGCACCCCACTGTTCTTTTACTTCCTTAGACGGATACATTGAGTAGACGGGGCCGACTTCCAGCTTGTCGATTACCAAGCCTGCTCTCAAATCGGATCTGTTGACTGCATCATTCAAGTCAACACCCGATAACAGAGTAATAGCTCCGTCAACATTTTCACCACCGGACAACAGGTCTGTATTCAATGTACTACAACCTGCCAACAGTAGTATGATTAGTGTTGCAATTAATGTTTTCATTTTTCTTCCTTTCCAAAAAGTTAATCTTCTGACGTGTTGACTTTCACTACTTGTTTCAATTCATCTTTTTCAGGCTTCTGCCAATCAAGAAACGCCTGGGCTGCAATCCCACACGTGCCGAGCCATGCGATCCCGTATATCGCCAGCCTGGCGAGTGCTTGATCAATCACTTTGCCTTCCTCAGCCTGTAGAATAGCAATGTAGGTAAGTGCAGCAATAGCGATAATGACAACAGCCGCCTTCCTTGAGTAATTCTTCGTAAATATTTCCCAAAAATTCATTTTCAATCCTTCCTTTCTGTCCAAAATGCGTCCGGGTTTAATTTAGGGAAAACCATTAGGTTACTATTTCCGTTTACATTAAAAACTTTACAACCAGGAAACTTAATAGCCAAATCCTTGCGGACATAACCAAATGTAGCCAACATCCGCTCGTAAACCTCTTTAGATGGTTTGTCTATCAAATGGGTATGCCAATTTGGATGTCCATTATCATCCAAGTGCATATCTACACCCAAAAGGTACACAGTTGTGGCACCAAATAATAAAGCCAAATTAATAGCCGTCGCACCACAATTGGCGTTGAAACCCAGAGCATCCGAATGCAAACCCTTTGGCCTTCTTGGCATCCATTTAATCCAAGGCTCCGGTCTGGTTTTTAGCTGAGTATCGTTTGTAACGACCAAATTAGGAAACTTAGCCAATTCGTCGTAATAACCCTTACGCGGTTGGTTGGGACCAGAGAAGATGAACTTCCTGTCAACAAATACACACACCTTACAAATATCTGGTCCGAGACGAAAAGCATTATTGCAACCGACGGTGTTCTCGTCTTTCAGCAAAGACCAATCGAATTTGCGTAAAGACGTTCCACCACCGATTACAAATGCTTCTTGACCTTCCCATATGGGTTCAGGTTTCCATTCGGGCATAACATCAACCCTCCCTGTAAGCCTGAACCCAATCAACAACGTCGGCACGTTTAAGAGCTACCTCCGTTATGATTTTCCCATTGTCCACTACGAAGTAACCCTCACCACGTTTGAAGTAAATCTTCAAAGGTGTAATATCAGTTTCGTCTTGAGTTTCAGGGAACTTATGTGTAACGTCCGTCCCCGGTGGTTCAGCTATGGCAGCAGCACCTTGCTTGGCAGCCTTGACAGCATCACTTTCCGCTTCAGAAGCGGCGGGATCGGAATCCGTAGAATCCGGTGGTTTTTCCAACAACCCATCGGTTTTCAAAAGTGCTTTCGCTTCACTCTCAGAAATCGGACGAAACTTTTCGACACCAAAAGCCGCTACCAAATCTCTTTTAGATTTGACAACAGGACGGTTTTTAATTCTTAACCGACCTTCCTTGTCGGGTTCGGTTTCTGCCCGAAACGTTTTGCCCAACTCTGAGTGCATACCTTGCAACAGTAGAAAATACATAATCCATATCCTTTCCAATTAGATTGATTATCAAATTCTAATTCAGCCTAAATTACAACCCTCACGGATTACTATGTACTCGCATGCAAAATCCCGGTATTGCCTTCCATATCAGCACGAAGCTGCGGAATGATAATACACATGACCTTATAATTCTTACGAAGGCCACCCATATCATCCCACTCCAGTGTGGTAACGTCCATACCAATCACCAACCGGATTGTACCAGTATCCATTTCGAGGATAATCATGTTGTAGGCACTGCCACTCGTATCGAGGTAGTCCAACGTCCTTACGTCCTGAAGTCCGTCAATTTCCCGGATGCGATTACGTAATGTCTTGTTGGGATAGCTGGTATTGAAATCGTTGTCCAAATACTTATCCCATGCAGACGAGTAATAAACGACATACGGTCCGTAATGCATTGCATTCTGAAGTGTTTGTTTGCAAGCTAACACCTCGTCCAGATGTATCTTGGGAGTCCAACCCGTAGCATCGGGGGACGTGATAGTGGCGGTCAACTTACTCGGAAAATTGCACATCCCGTAAATCGTTCCACCACCGTAGGCGTAAGTATCCAAACGACCCATCGACAAACGTTCCGTCATTTCAGCGACACGCCTTCCCGCCATCTCACCGGTAGTCGTGTCCAAAGGAGCACCCGTTTGCCGAGCGGTCGC